CATTTAGAAAAAATTATGCAGGCAAAGGATTTACTTATGATTCTGTACGAGATGCTTTTATACCGCCAAGACCTTATGCAAGTTGGACATTAAATGAAAGCACTTGTTTGTGGGATTGTCCTATAACATACCCTGATGATGGAAAATTTTATAATTGGAATGAATCTTTGTATCAATCAGATAATACCCAAGGCTGGGTTTTAATAAATGAATAATATAAATACACAAACTTCTAATAAAATAACAAAGGCTTTTATAGACTTACTTAACAAATACAGGAGATAGCCATGCTAGATCCTTTTACTTGTTTAGCTGCTGCAAATACAGCTTTTACTTTAGTTAAGAAAGTAGTTAAAACAGGTAAAGAAGCTGAAGAAGTTTATAAAGCTTTATCAAAGTGGGCAGGACATGTTAGTGATTTACAAGAATGGATGGGGGCTGAACAAAAAAAGCCTAGTATATTTAAAAAGATAACTTATAAGAAGTCAGCAACAGCAGAAGCATTTGATATGTTGATTGCTAAAAAAAGATTAGAGGAGCAAGAAAAAGAAATAAAGTCTATGTTTTATGTAGGTGCATTATGTCATTTAGGTATAGATGGTTATAGAGAGTTTATTAGACAACGAAGAGAAATAAAAGCTAAACGTGAAAAAGAAGTATATGAGCAGTTTCGTAGACGTAAAGCATTTTTTCATAACACCATAATGGGTGGAGCTATAACTATATTAGTTACAATACTTATTAGTATGATGTGGTTTTTAATAGACATGATTACAGAGGCTAGTAAATGATTAGCATATTATTTACTACATTAGTTACATTAACAAACTCTCAGGTAGAAGAGTATATTTGTAGATTAAGTTGGTATGAAGATGGTAAATGTGTTTATCAATGTCAAAATGGATATGATGCTTTTACTTGGGTTATAAGAGAAACGAAAGAAGGTGGTTGCACCTTGATGAAAAAGTTTTATAAATCATAGGAGTTAAAGATGCTACAGCTACTTACAGGGTTACTACCGATAGGTGAAAAATTAGTTGAGAGATTAATTCCTGATCCTGCTGCTCGTGCCAAAGCTATGCAAGAGCTTAAAGACATGGAGCAAAAAGGCGAGCTTGCGAAACTTGAGGCTGAATATGCTGATAGAGACTCAGCTAGAAGACGAGAAACTGCTATCGCTACTAGCGAAAATGCCAGTTGGTTAAATAAAACTGTGACACCAATACTTGCTTTAGGTACAGTATCTATGTCTTTTGGTTTATTTTTAATTATTATATTTGTTGATGTTGATATAAACTCAGGAGCAAAAGATATTCTTGTCTATGTCTTGGGTGCTTTAAATTCTGCCACTACTATGGTATTGGCATATTATTTTGGAAGCAGCGTAGGTAGTAAACAAAAATCTAGTGAGATTAATGATTTGTTAGAAAAGAAAGAACCAAAAATATGAGTGTAGATTGGTCAGCATCTAAATATTTTTCTGAAAAGGAATTTACCTGTTCACATACAGGGCTGTGTGTGATGCAACAAGAATTTATAGACAAATTAAATGCACTCAGAGAAGAATTTGGAGCTATGATAATTACAAGTGGTTATCGTGACCCAAGTCACCCTGTAGAAGCAAAAAAGAAAGGTAGAGGTGGAGCGCACACAACTGGACAAGCTGCGGATATTTTAGTTAGTAGAGCAGATGCACATAGACTTCTTTCTATTGCTTTCAGAATGGGCTATACAGGCATTGGGGTTCAACAGAAGGGTAACTCTAGGTTTATCCATTTGGACACCTTAGAAAGCTCCTCTCAACGTCCTAGACCTACGATCTGGTCATATTAGATGAGATTAATTACACACAGAGATAAAAGTACAAAAGCTGTCAACAAAATGACTGTAATGTTGGAGGACCGCAAATACAGTTACAAAGACATTATGTGGCTTTTGATGGATATTTTAAGAGAAGCCAAAACAAAAGGTTTTGTTGAAGATCAAGCAAATAGAACCATCACCATAAACTTCTAAATGACATTTTTCGAGCAACTATCAATTGGCACAACAATAGCAGTGCTTATATTTATTTGGGGCTTGATATATATACTTGTTATTCTTTAATATAAATAAGTTTACTTTGTATATACAGTTGGTTACATAATCTTTGGTGTTTTTTCGGACACAAGGAAAGGGATAGTAGTATTATCCCTTTTTCGTTCTATAAAATTTCTCAGAACATATTGATGATTTGTTGTTTTCCACCGATCAACAATCTGAACAGGGTGCATAGCAGCACTAATTTTTTTGTCAAAACTATAATTACTAAAAATGTTTGTTGGTGTTCCCATTCTAGCAGTTTTCATATCTTGGGTGATGTAATGATACCTGTCAATCATTCTTACAGGTTTTATACTTTGTCTATGAGGTTTTTTCAACAAATAATTATTAAGAACAAGATATTCCAAAGAGCTTCTACAAGTTGTTATATCTTTACCTGTTTGATCGGCAATGTTTCTAACCGAATAGCCACTAGGGCAATGATTATCTTTGAAAATATCTAAAACAATTTGATAGAAATGTTTATTCTCTATGTTGACCATATTGGTTTTGTTCATCTCGGAAAAAAGAAATGTATAAAGGTTTATTGGTCATTATAGATTCTAAAAGAAAACCGAGTAAAACTTTTGGTTTTACAATAAAAGTCAAATTACCTTTTTCGTTTTCATTAATGATACCAACAGAAGTCCAAGTTGATTTCTCTCTGCCTTGCCTGTCAGTATAACTTTCTTTAACTGACGCTTTCATTGTTGCCGCCATATTACTTTTTCTCCTCCTCAAAATCAAAATTAAATAACATACACTTTGCTTCTATGACATCTCTTGAAGTTTCTATTTCTAAAATCCCTTTATAAAAAGATGCAGCCTGAGTATACCCACGATCAAAAGCCATATCCCAAATTTCATGTTGTTTTGATTGGATATTTTTAAAAATTACAAAAACAAATAGCCCACCGATCAAAAAAAATAAAAGTTTAATTAAGTGGTCCATAATTTCTCTGCATCTATATTTTTAATTTCTTTAATTTCTTTTTCAATTAAATCATTGAATTTATGTACTATATCCAAAACATCTTTATTTATTTGTTTATCGTTCCAAACTCTTTGTATATATAATTCATGACCCTCCTGAGCATCTAAACAGAAACTGACGTAATCGCAAAATACAGCATCAGTTACAGTCAGTTGAGCATGGATTTGTAACAAATAATCATTAGGTATCGTTTGAGATTTAATAGTGTTGTAATGACCGGTAACTCTTGGACATTTAATTTCTAAAATTGCAAAATGGTTTTTATAGTTAAAAATGCCGTCCGGCGAACAACCAAACGATTCACAATCTTCTGAGGTGCAAAAACCAATTTCAGAAACAAGATGTTCTTTTTTCGCAGAGTAAAATGTGCGTGCAAATTTCTCATGATCATTCCCTCTTCTTATATCTGGATTGTCCAATTGATCTGGAACAATATACTTTTTTGCATTTAGAAGTAGTCTGTCATTTGCTTTAGCAATTACATATTTTTTTTGCAAATCAGTTAAAACACCATTCTCTTTATCTTTAATTGTTTTAGGTTGTTTTGTCAGAACACAAAAATCAGATGCGGTAATCATACCTGCTCGATCTAAATGCCATTCAATGGTGTTCTGAGGATTTTGACTAATTTTCATTACTTTGCCAATTAGATTTTTCTTCCTTTTTAAGTGTAGATACTTTTTGTGCAGCAGCTTCTAATTTTTGATTTGTTTTAACTGCCGATTCTACCTCATCATTTTCAGTCAACTCAAGAGCAAGAGTCCATAAATATCTTCTTAAATAGGTGTGCGTTGCTCCTAAATTCTGTATTTTATTCGCACCTTTCATATCTGAAAACACAACAGGTGTTGTAAAAACTACTGAGGTATTGTCAACCGTAGACACTAAAGTAAGTGTTGCATTGTCTCCATTAAATGTAATTACACCAACAATTCCAAATTCATCACAAAGCTCATTCACTTTTGGCATAAAGTCCTTTAGCTCAGAATATTTGTAGTTTGAAAACTTGTTATAACCAGATTTGGCTATGTTCATTTTAGATAACTTAAGACGTAATTGTTGCAGATAGAAATATATAGCTGCGGTTTTGATAGGTATTGTCATTTTTTTTCCTTTAAAAATTTTCCTTTTAATAATTATAAACTAATATATAATAAATTTATACAAATTTGTTAAATTAGTTATATAATTATATAGTCAATTATTATAACGTAGGATTGTTAGAAACATGGAACAGTTAAATAAATTATTAGAAAAAGGGTTTGGAAAGCCAAATCTAAGCAAATCGCACATAGCCAAAATTTGTGGTGTCCAAGTGATGACTGTGCAACTTTGGTTCAAACGTGGTTATATTCCTGCACAATATGCTCCGAAATTAGAATTAGCACTCAACATACCTGTAGAAGAATTAAATCCCGGAGTTTTTACAAAAGAGTGGTCTAATTATCGTCATGGGGGGTAAATCTTCAAGAAACAAAGGTTTAGGTGGTGAACGTG